CTACAACAGGAACAATTACTATATTCTTTTTTACCCATTCAAATCTAGATAATTTATTTTTTTTCATTATTGATGTTTACCACTTCCGTTTCTAATTAACTTTTCTACGTCTTCAGTTAACTTTTCAGTTCTTTTTTTTAAAAATTCTATATTAACTGCATTGTTTCTCATACTTTTAAGCTCTGCTTCTACATCTTCTAATAAACCACTAACGTGTTCTACAATCATAAAAAGTTCTGCTTCTCCAGCTGACTGACCCAACTCACCTCTTGGATATTTAATTCTAAACTCTGTGTTTTGTTCTAAATCTTTTTGCATTAATTCTATTTTTGTGGCGTGATTGTTGAGTGTTTCGTGCAGGCCAAAATAAGCCCATGTCCCGATGGCTACCATCGCGATCAAACTAGCAACCGTCTTCATTGGCATTTGTACGGATGCTGACTCAGAAATTTTCAACGCCATAAATTACTTATAGAAACCTTTAAAGATCCAATTGACCCACTTGTTCCATAAACCTTTTACTTTTTCCCAAGCTTTGCAACAAACATTTTTACATTTATCAATCATGTTTCTTCTCCTCAATTTCGTAAAAGAAGTTATCCGTGTCTTCGGTCTTCCATTTACTTGTGTTTTCTACATTCCACTCAGAAGTTTGCACTTTCCAATCTGGAACATTATCTTTCACTGTAAATGAAGGTATATCCCAAATGCATCTGTTGTTAGGTTGTGCTGCATAGTTCCCATCGTCTAGGGCTATGATGTGAGCACATTTGTGCTCGTGCGGAATCTCTGAATGGTCCGTGTCTAGTATATTACTTTCAGGATGAGCAAAGTCAACCGTAAATAAATACTTACCAGGATGCCACTTTTTGTCTTTTCCTATGTATTTACCAGCTTGTGCTTCTAAAATATCCCAAGTAGTAACAGCAGGATAATAACTAAAACAATTCCAAAGCTGTAACTCGTCAAGTCTACGTCTAGGAACTTCTTTTGGCTTAAAGCCTCTTTGAATGAACGCAGATATCGGGAGACGATAGAAGATAGCTCCATTTTCCATAATACAATGAA